AGTGGATGAGAAAAAGGCAAAAGAGCTTGAAGAAGAAATAAGGATGTCGGCGGTGCCAGATGATGTAAAGGAGTTTCTCTTAAAGGCTAGCAAAAGGCACTTAAAATTCAACTACCAAGAAATTGCAGAGTTCTATGCGCATGCGGACAAGGCTACACAGGAGTTAATGGAGGCGAATGCGTTGGTTATTATAGATTATGAGGATGCCATAAAAAACGGATTTGTGAGGCTGTCGGAGGAGTTAAAGAGAGAGGCGGATGGTGACAATGTGTAGTGCAGAAAAACAAGATGGGAGGGTTTTTGCTGTTTTTATCTTAAGCTATGGCAGGGCAGGCAGGGTTTATACGTTGGACATGCTTGAGAGGCTGGGATATAGCGGCAGGTTGTATATTGTTACAGATGATACAGACAAGAGTCTAGGTGAGTATGAGAGAATATACGGTGATAAGTTGATTGTTTTTAACAAAGAGAGCGTGCGGCATAAGTTTGACATGTGCGACAACTTTGGGCAAACAAACACTGTGACGTTTGCAAGAAATGCGATTTACGACATAGCAAGAGAAAAGGGAGTAACACATTTTCTTGTTTTGGATGATGATTATTCTGCAATGCGCTACAGGGCAGATACGGGGCTTGAGCTGGTAGCACGAAGAGTGAGAGACGTAAACAAGCTGTTTTCCTTAATGGTTGACTTTCTTGATGAGACGGGAATAAAGTCAGTTGCGTTTGCACAGGGTGGAGACTATATTGGAGGCAGGCAGTCAGGGAGCTGGAAAAGAGGATATGTGCGAAAGGCAATGAACAGCTTTTTCTTCAGAACGGACAATCCCGTAGAGGTAATAGGACGTCTGAACGATGATGTAAATACATATACTTATTGGGGTAGCCGGGGTGATGTGTTTCTTACTATTATGAAGGCTGGCATTACGCAGGTGCTGACACAGCAGAGTAAGGGAGGCTTAACCGAGGCATACCTAGACAGCGGAACATATGTGAAGTCTTTTTATTCTGTAATGGTGATGCCGTCAGCCGTTGTGGTTGGAGAGCTAAAAATGAAACACGCAAGATTCCATCACAAAATAAGCTGGATTAACTGCGTTCCAAGGATTCTGCCGGAAAGTGCAAAAAAACCGTAAAAAACTTTCTTCCGTACTTGACAAACCTTCTTTTGTTTGTCTAATATAGAAAGGCAGAACGAGGGCAAGTCATGTCACAAATAAAAAAACGACAACATAAAATCCTAAACAAACGCCGGAAACAGCTGGAGTTAAATTTTTTGGCAAATGCTGGCGGGCGTGATTACATTGATGAAAGGTTGTGGCGGGCGCCGAATGAGTCGGAATTTTCGTGGAGCGGAATCAGCATTATTTCTGGACGTTCTGAACAACTGGGCACGGGGCGAAAAGACAGAACGGCACTCATAAACGACGCTCAAAGAATCGTTCAAAAAATTCAGCAATATCTTTTCAAGGAGCCGGCAACAAGAACGGGCATTGATAAAGACTGGGAAAAGGACGTTGACGGAAACGGAACATCAGCCGATAGTTTCTGGGCGCAAGTTTCTGAAAGTTTCACGCAGGGGCAATGGGCGTGGATTCAAATATCACGGCTGCCGAACTTGCTTGATGACTCGGGAATCCCAAGAAACAGAACGCTTGCCGAAAAGCGAAGAGACCGAGATACACCAAGATTGCGCTGCTTTCCTTCAATCTCTGTGCCGGACTGGAGTTTTAAAACTGATGGAAAACTGGCTTGGATAATCACAGAGGAGATCGAGTATATTTCCCCGTCTCCCTGGGTAGAGGCGAAAGATAGGATTGTCAGAACCGTATGGGAGCAAGTGGAACCGAACAAGGTTAGAGTTTTAAAATACGATGTAACAGACGCCGCAAGCAATGATCCGTTTAGCATTACGGAATTGCCGCTTCCTGTTATTCCGTTCGTGCTGATTGGCAAGCCTTCTGATTCGCCGTGGTGGTTTGACGAGGTGGAGAACAATCAGGCGCAACTTCTCAATCTTGATAGTTTGCATTTTGAGTCGCTGGTGAAAACGGTGTTTCCGCAACTGGTTATCCCATCTTCTGCACGTGATGATCTTGACGACAAAATCGAGGAGGCAACCGGCGCAACCGGCGAACGCAGATTGAGGGTTTTCCGAGAGCTTACACGGTCAATAGATGGCGCAATGGTGGAGGATGGGGAAGACAAGGGAACAACCAGATATTTGATGCCGGAATCATCTGCAATGACAATCATACCGAGTGAGCGAGACAAGAAGCGCAAGGCTCTTTTTGATATGGTTGGCTTGTCACTTTTCAACAAGGAAACAGCACAATCGCAAACCGTAGAGAGCAAACAGTTTGACATGCTGGACACGGAATCGACACTGAAACACCGGGCGTTAATTATGCAGGATGCGGAAAGCAAAGTTGTCAAACTTGCAAAGTTGATTGATCCGGACTTTGTGGAATATGAACCAGTTTGGGCGACCTCTTTTGACGTGGTAGACGTCGAGGGCGACATGTCGGCATTGGCACTGATCCAAAATCTTTCTGATATCACGCCGGCGATGCGCAAGATTATCCTGCTTTCGGCACTTCGCATTGTTCGGAATATTGGCGGTGTTTCTGATGAGATGATCGCCAAGGCACAAGAGGAAATTGAGAAGATGGATTTTAACACGGTTGCGGGGTTCTCCTTTGCGGAGTTTCTCAAGACGGCAATCCCAAAAGACCGAGAAAGACAAAAAGAAGACGACACCGAATAACGACTTTCGCTCAACCGTTGCAGGGGCGTAAAAACTGCAGCGAGGAGAAGCAAACCACTCCTTAACTGGTTTGGCAGATTGGAGATTCTTAAACATGGAAATTAAAAACATACTTGCAAAAATTTCAAAGGGTGAACAGTTGACAGACGAGGAAAAAGCCTTCGTTGCAACCTACGACCCGGTGAAAGAGAAAGACGGAGTTGCGGCGGCGGCAAGAAAAGCAGCCGAAAAAGAGCGAGACGAAGCTAGGCAGAAGGCTGAAGAGGCGCAGGCAAAACTTGACAAAATCAAGGCTGATGCCGAGGCACTGCAAAAAAAGCAGGAAGAAGAAAAGCTGACTGCAGAAGAGCGTTTCGCAAACGCGATAAAAGACCTCAATGCAAAGCTTGAGGAAATGAACGCAAGGGCGCAGAAGGCAGAAGCCGACAGGCTGGCACTGGAGCGAAAAACAACAATATTGGCAGAAGCCAAAAAAGCAGGAGTAATTCCTATCAAGGGTGTTTCTTCTTCCTTCTTTGACTCCGCTATTTTGTCCGTTACGGCCGGCGTAGATGCTGATGACGCCGAGGCACTCAAGCAAGCTTTTGAAAGTTTTAAATCGGAAAACGCAGCTATTATTTTAACCGAATCCCCGGGAGGTGTACCGCCTTCAGGAGATCCGAAAAAAGCAGGGGTTGACTATACTGAAAACCCGTGGAAAAAAGAATCGTACAATCTAACTAAACAAATCGAAATCACAGAAAAAGATAGTGCACTTGCCGCCCGGTTAAAATCGGAGGCGGGTGTTAACTGAAAACGTTAAAAGTTAGGAGTAGAGAAAATGAGTTATACAGGATTGACGGTTGCGAAAATTATTCAGAACCAAGAATTTACCGATGCCGTGCAATTGATTACGACCGACAAGAATATTCTGGTTGAGTCGGGAATTGCAACGGTTGACCCGGTGGTACAGAGCAAGGTTGGAGAAAGCGGAGTAACAGGAACGACACTGAACATGCCGTTTTTTGAAGACCTTACGGGCGATGATGCGCCGCTGAGTGAAAACGATATTGATATTGATGATATCGGAATGGGGCAGGATGTTGCGATCATTCACAGACGGGCAAAAGGTTGGGGCGTTACTGATCTTGCGCATGATCTTTCAGGTGATGATCCGGCTGGGCGAATTGCCGCACGTGTTGGGAACTACAGAAATCTGCGCAGGCAGGATGTGTTTTTTGCAACGCTTGAGGGCGTGTTCGCTGCAAATGCTGAAGACAACGATGGCGATCTAATCCTTGATATCACCAAAAATGCGAACGGTGATGATGTTGTCGGCGGGGCGGAAGTACTGCATGTCAACACAATTCTTGATGCCGCTCAATTGCTGGGCGATGCAAAGGGCGGACTCGTTGCGATGGCGATGCACTCACAGGCGGAAACCGTGCTGAATAGTCTTTCTGCCGGCAAGGGCTTGTATCGACCAAAAGACCGGGATCACACTCTTTCAAGTTTTGACGGACTAAACATTGTCATGAATGATAACTGTTTTTACGACCCGGAAACAACTGAAACGGTGATAACCCTGTTTGCGGCTGGAGCGGTGACGATAAATAACGCTAAGGAAAAAGTGCCGTTTGAAATTGCACGAAACGCCAAAGGCTCAAGAGATGAGTTGTTCTCCCGTGATGCGTATGTTTGCCACATTCGGGGAATCAAATGGAAGGCGGCAGTTCCGACAGGCTCAAGCCCGACGAATGCAAATCTCAAAGACCCGACCAAATGGGAGCGAGTCTATGAGAAAAAACTAATCCGGGCATGTCAACTGCGTTGCAAATTGGCAAAACTTGGATAAAAAAGGAGGGACAAAATGAGTGGGAACACTGCACAGCGTTTGTTTTGGTTGAGGCAGGAACAGGCAGAAAAAGCCGAGGAACTGGCAAAAGCAAGACAGATACAAGAGGCGGAACGGGCGAAGCGCATTGATGACGCCTTGAAAAAGCTGGAGGGCAAAGGCGAGACAGAGCCGAAGCCAAAGAAACAATCTAAAGGCGGCGGCGTAAAGACTGGCGCCGCTGAGAAGTAAAAACATAATCCTAAGCCCTCCCTGTTTCTGACGATGCAGGGAGGGCTTTTTCAAAAAAGGGAGATTGTGAAAAATGGCAATCGATATTGATGGAGCCGAAGCTTATTTTGCTATCGGGAAACACTCCGCCGCTGATACTTGGCAACGTTATCCCAACTCCAGAAGAGAAGGGGCGGTGGCGGAATCGAAGCGGGTATTGTCTCGAACGCTTGGGCGACCTATGCGGGAAGATGAAGAACCGTATAAGGCAGGTGACAAAACCCGGGATGAATATGCGGTATACGAACATGCCCTGTACCTGCTTGAGGGAGCGGAAACGGCTTCTCCATATTCTGGTTCGGCGGTGAATATTTTCCGTTCTGCACGAAGTGAAGCCGACCAGTTCCAAAGCGGAAAACGACAATACATAGCACCGGAAGCCTTGCGGTGGCTTGGGTATTCCGGCACGGTTGTTGTCCGGGGATAGGTGAAAAAATGCCCTTCAAACTTAACTTTGATTTTGACGGCGTAACAGACGAGATTCTGGAGCTGGTGGAAATGTCAAAAACCACTGTTGCCGGGCTTGTCCGTGATGCGCTTGAGAAAGAGACAATTGCAACGAGGGCGGCAACTCGTGATGTTCTTTATGCCCGAATTTTGCGGGAATACATGAAGCTGAACTATAACATAAATGGGCTTGTTAAACGCAAAGTAAGACCAATCGCAAGAGCTGCAACAAATCAAGCGGGCAAAGATTCTCACCAGGGCAAGCGGGCAATTGTTCAGTTTTCAGAGCGACGCATGAACGAAGTTCTCGAAGCTGCAAACCCGGCGGGGGCGCACGACTTGGCGGCGGTGTACACGGAAAACATGGCAAAATCAGAAGTTGGCGCACTCAGAACGGCACTGATAAATGTTATGCGAGAGAGCGCAGTATCGGACGCAACGGCATTTGAACTGCGGGAGAAACTACAAAAAGAGTGGAGCAAGTTATCTCGAAACAAGTCAGAAAAAAAGTTCACAGACCGGGCGGGGCGTAAATGGGATGATGAAGTATATACTGAAATGCTGGTGAGAACCACCGCTTGGAACGTTTGGCGAGAGGCGTATCTTAATCGGGGATCGGAGCTGGGCATTGACCTGTACCGCATAAGTGATGACGGCGGAAGCCCGAACAAGTGTGAAGTTTGCGCAAGATGGGAGGGGCGAATCGTTTCGCTTTCCGGACTTGATTCTCGTTTTCCTTCTGATGCTGATGCAAGGGCGGCGGGCGTTTTCCACCCGAATTGCGTACACCGATATGAGATGATGGTTGCGGGCTGGGATGATGCGGAAATTGAAGAACAAGCAAGGCGGGTGGCGTAAAATGAAGAATGTTATAGAGCGTGTTTTTTCAGATTTTCACCGTGATTTTTACAGAGGCTTAGACCGAGGGGCGCAACTGGTGGCGATAAAGCTGGCTGATGAAGCGGTGAAAAATGCCCCAAGATCGCCGACTCATGAACAGGCGGAAGAGAGATATAAAAGGATGGGGCAAGTTGACGGAAAAAGCATAAGCAGAAAACAGCGCAAGGAGGCAAGACGACTGGCACGCAACATGAGAACAGCCGGCAACCCCGGAGGGCTGGAGCGTTCAATTCAGGGCGAATATGAAAGGTCTAAAAAAGAGATTCGAATCTTTGTTGCCTCAAATTCCGAAGCCGGGAGTTATGCTGTAAAAATGCACGATGAAAAGGGGATTACATGGCACAACCGTGGAGCTGGCACAATCGCAAAAGGGGCACGGGCAGATCATATGTTTATAGAGCGGGCGATTGATGAAAATGAAAGCAAGGTTGCGCCAACACTTGAAGCTGCAATAATGCAGGAGATTGCCAAGGGTTCAGGAGGGTAAAAACGAGATGAATAAAATAATAGACAATGGAAACTTCACCCCGCCATCAAGCCCGGAACTGGCTTGGGCGGAGGCGGAAAAGCATATTATGCAAAAGCTATGCG